TACTATAACCCCAGATATATTAATAAATGCATTAATCCAATTGAGTTCTTTAGTGATTGGGATGTCGCCTGTTTCTATACATTCCTTTATACTATCTAATTCATCCCCTGTTGCTTTTGCGTCCGCCGCCTTCCCCGCTACGGTTAGAGTCGTATCTGTTTCCGTCTGTAAATCCTTTGCTAAAACCTTCCGCGTTCCACTTGTCGCTCCGTCAATAGCCAGATAATCATCTGCGGCAGGAGCTGACGCTGTCGTGGTAATGTCTTTAATTCTTACGTTTGCCATAGAATATCTCCTTTATGATGTTACGCCCCAAGCATAAATCCGAGTATACAAGGTGACTGTCGCCTGCTGATTGTCAACACGGAAAAAGTTCCCGCTGATCGCCGTTGCGGAAGTCGCCTTTCCGTTTATGCTTATAACATTAGTTGGCTCATAGTTATTCGTGATCAGAATGTGCGGCGCGGACGCAAAACCGATCTGAGACGGAATACTAAGACTCCAAGTGCCGCGATAAATCGGAGCGATCACCTCTGTTGCGCCGGCCGAGCTTTCCACAACGCCCTCGAACCACGCTTCAATCTTGCCGCTCTCCCATTTCCGCCAAGACCATTGATTTGAGCCGCCTAATTCCGTAACCATATCAGCAAGAGGATTGCCGTTACGGCTTACGTTCCCATATCTGTCCACATCAAAAACATTCCCCTGCTCAAGCCCTCCGCCAATAGCAAAAGCGATGTTCCTGTCGAACAGATCAGCCGTTTCTCCGATTCCGATTGCGGCGTATCTCGGATAAGTGGTGTAAATAGCATCCGCTATAACCAGATTAACGCTTTGATCAGATATCGATGTAACCGTCAGGGTGATCGTGCTTGTTGTCGCATTAAAGCTCACAGTTCCCGATGCGCTAAACAGCGGAAGTTGTGCATCAATCTCCCATTCTCCAAAATCCTCAAGATCGATTGTTTTCGTCCATGAGTTAGGGATTGCGCCTGAGTTCGGAGCGGTAAAGGCTATATACAATTTCAGACCGCCAAGATACTCGCACCTCAGCTTGTGTCCGTACGTACCTAACCGAGCGTTATCTCGTATCGTAACAAACCGCTCGTGAAGCTCTCTCTCATTATTATCTTTGCTATTAACAACGCGCAATTCGCTATATCTTCCGATCGTAGCCCCGTCAACCGCAAACTCAGCGACCGTTTCTTCGTCGGCGGTGTCCATGATATGCATGCCCGTGCTGTCAATGTCATTCCTAAACCCTGTTGCATCACCCAGAACGTGCGCCCCGTTTGCGTCGTGCCAGAACCACTCCCGTAATTCGTTGACTGAGGTGTTATCCGTTGCGGCAAGGCTCCAGTCAGACTCATTGAATGCTCCGGACGGCCTTGAAGTCATGCAAACATACACAGCCACGCCCTTCGTGAGCACCTCGAAGAACTGCTCTGCGGAATCGATGATAAAATCGCCCTCATCAGTGATCAGTGACTCGACAATCTCCTGATCGCCTCCAGCCGTCACCCATAAATCGCCGACGCTGTACGGCGTGGTCGGTTCCGTGACAAAGACCTGTCTCTTCCTGACAACATCCGTCTTCGTGCCCGTGACATCCGTGACGGTGATCGTCGCAGCGTTATCTGACTGGTCAACCTCAACGATCGGGCTGAATCCGTCATTTACAATCTCAATAGTGACTTGATTTTCTGCATAAGCCATTGATTAATCCTCTAATGCGCATTTATATGTGTGGCCTGTGGTCAGCACGCCCGTCGAGAACGTAAACCCGCTGTCACTGATGCGCGGATCCGTATCTGACACCACAACTCCGTCCTCATACCAGACAAGATGCCCGACGGGGAGCTCGTCCACGCTGGATATCGTCTGGCCGTTCAGGTACAGCGTAACGGTCAGAACAGTCTCGATCGAGCCGTTCCCGACAAGCCCGGCACTGGACGTGATCGACAAAGTGAAGATTTGCGAGATTGCATCGACGTTCAGCTCCGCTTTTGAGCTCTTGAGTGCTTTAAAGTCGCCCAGCTTAACCGACGCGCTACCCGTGACAAACGACTTGGTTAACTCGAGGATCCGCGCCTGCAACAGAACGTTGTTATGCGCGTCAAGTACCTTTACCTGATCACCGCACTGCGCTCCGTCGTAGATGTTCCGCAAGGCGACCTCGTAGGTGGTCACGGGGTCCACGATCTTGCACATTTCGCGGACGGCATAATTGATACACGCGGTCGCTCCGGAATAATTCGTGTATTTATACTGGACCACGCGCCCGTCCTTATCGAGACTCGATGTCCACTTCTCGATCGCATCGATGCAGCGCACCTCATTGCCCACGACCTGGAACGTGTGCCCCTTCTTCTCAATGTCCTTTGTGGCCGATGCGTACCCGGTCAGCTTCTTGAGCGGTTTCTTATCTTTGCCGTACATGACCCAGACGGTCGCGAGGTCTTCCACGTTGCGTTTGCGCGTGATCTTCTCGACATCGTAGTTCATGTACAGGCTCTTGATGTCTTCGCTCTGACCGCGAGCATCCGTAAAGTTGATCGTTCGGGTGATCCACTTCAGGCCCTCGATGTCGTACGTGAAGTACATCTCCGCGTCGTAGTTATCGAGGATGTCCAGGAGCCGCTCCGTGGCGGATGTGGTCGATGTGTATTCCAGCATCCGCTGTTGCGTCTTGTCCAAGCCGCTGAAATTGTACGCCCAGCCAGACTTGCTTGATGATCCGAGCGTGCTCGTGATCCACGCCTCGAAGGTCTTCGATGTCTTCGCGACCTCACCGCAGACGCGGTTGAGCAAATCAAGCCCGGCGTCCTCGCAGTATAAACTAATGGTCTGCTCGCGGTTGTCGTACTCATCCGAGATGATCGTGTAAAGCTGACCGTCCGCAAGCACATAGTTCTTTGCGACTGCGGCGGCCTTGATCTCATCCGTTGCGATCAGTTCGCACTCATACGTTTTGACGCCGCTGTTAAGGTCGTCGGTCATGGTATCGCTGATCAGCGTCTTGTTTTCCGGCAGATCGGACGACGCAGTGGTCTGAACCGCGCCGTAGCGGTCCGCAATATAAATCACCATTTATAACCACCGCTTTCTGTAGGCCATTGTGATCGTCGGTTTGTAGTTTGCATTTACCCAGTCGGAATACTGGACATAGATCGTGTTAGTGCCGACATCCAGATACATGTCCTCCCAGTTGTTCCCGACATCGCCAAGATCGGCTGCGCTCTGCTCGTTGAGCATGATCTCCGCTTTCCCGCAGTCGACCACCGCAAGGTCTCCGGAATTGAACGAGTTGAGCATCTCGGCTGCGCCATTGACAAACTTAACGCTTGCTACCCTGTCGGAGTGCAGCGCCTGAGCTGAACCGTAATTCCCCAGGAAGATCCCGATCTTTGCGATCGTGCTGGCTGTCGGTTCCGTGACGCCCTTCGAGAATGTCACGGAGTTGAATGAGACCATGTTGCTCGTCACACCGTCCACGCTCACTGTCTCGCGCTTGATGCTTAAACCGGACAGCTTCCCGGTCATATCCTGTTTATCCTCATAGCCAAAATCGCCAGTATATTTCAGGCTGATCTTTTCGGACTTCCACAAGCCGTTGTTATAGTCGTAAATATACTCATAGCCATCCAGACTGCTTGTTGAACTCTTCTCGATGCCGTAGGCGAACTTGACCACATTATTAGCGTCCATGAGCATGATCCAGAACGCGCCCGCCTGCTTCTTGCCTGTCGCGGTATCCTTCGCGCACGCCATAACCTGCTGCCATGTCAGAGAGAAATCTGCTGACGCCCTGTCAGCGCTGGCGATCGTATACACGGCAAGCGGCCCGTGGAACTTCTTTGAGACATTCGTGGTCGTATTGATCCTCAGGCCCAGCGAGTCCGCCTTTGTCGAGCCGTTATATGCCAAGTTATCCTTGAACGGTGTCAGCGTGTTAGTGTCGGTGAAGCTTCCCTTATTGGACTTTTTGAAGTTATGCGAGACGACTGTTGTGGTGGTCGTATCCTTCTCTTCGTCGTCACCGATCTGGATTGAATAATCCGTGCCGCCCTTTGCAAAGAGCACATAACCACAGTCAGCGTTGGATCCGACGTCTCCGGACGCGTTCTCATCGGTCGCGAACTGCACGGAGAAGATTGGGAAGGTCTTGTACCCTCCGGAGTTATCCGTCGTTAAAACAAGGGAAGTGACGCTCGATGTGTGCCCGTCCTCATCCGTGACCGTCTCGGTGTAGTTGGTGGTCTGGACGGTGGTCAGCGTCTTCGAATACTTGAACGGATCATGACAAACAAGGTTATACGTTCCGAACGCGGCGTTCTTCGCTTCGCTGATCGAGCCTGCCATGACTGGCGTGGCGATGTAATAACAATTCGGATCATCATTGAACACGATCTCCGCGCCGTTCACGTTCAGACGCGTCTGGAGGTTATGCATCTTTTCGCGCAGATCCGCCAGGCTGCTTCCGACCACCGCAAACGTGATCTCGATCGTTCTGATCGGAAAGTTCGTCCGCTGGATTGTCGCGCCGTCAATGCCGTTCTCGTAGGTCGTGATCGTCTTCTCAAGGCCCTCACGTCCGACCGCCTTTGCTGTCGTGTACCCGCTGATCACATCCTCGAGATACACTCCGTTCAGCTTGAATGCATCATGTTGTAAATCGTTTCTGTCCATCTTTTATCCTCATGCGTAACCGAGCTTGCGGTTCTGGCGTCTTGTCAGTGTGTCCGTCTCCGTCTGAATGAACGGAGCTGCCGCCTTCGCGATCGTGCGTCCGTCGCAGACGAGTTCGTTGACCATTGTCATGCTCTGGAGCGCCGTGACCATTGCCATCGCTAAACGGTCGTAATCGATGCGCGAATTGCTCAGATCCTCGTCGAGACGATTCCAGAACGGATCCAGCGGGACGATGGCCTCCTGTCCCTTCTCCCCTGCTCCGATGATCGTCGCACCGTCGACAAGACCACCCTTCGCCGCCCATCTTACGCTAAAGTGCGGAAGTGATCCTTTGCCGCCGATACCGAACGGGGCCTTACCACCTTCAACGCTGATATGCGGAAGCTGGATGCCGTCGAATATCTTGCCGATCTTCAGTGGGAACAGGTTTTTGATCTTGTCAATGATACCTTTCACGATGTCTTTTGCCTTCTCGATCGGGGCCTTGATCGCATCCCTGACGCGGTTGAACGTGTCGCGCACCTTGCCGATAATGACCCTCAAGCCATCAATGAATGACTTGATCTTATCGATGGCACCCTTGACGATCGGGCCGATCGCATTCCAGATTGTCGTGAAGACCGCCTT